CATTGGCACCCGCAGCATCACTGGTGCGTGCAGCACCACCTGCGTTGCCTGCACCAACAATCACGGTTTCCGTAGCCGAAAACGCAGAAGCCGGGACGACCGCATGAAAATAACCGCCGCCAGCGCCGCCGCCGCCGCCAACGCGAGCAGCCGCTTGCGATGCGTTTCTTCCGCCGCTGCCACCACCCCCTCCTCCACCAAACATCATTAGGCTTACAGACACTGCATTAGCTGGCTTTGTCCATGTGCCACTCGAAGTGAATACCTGCACATCTGTTGGCGTAGCCGTGCCACCCGCAGCAGTAACACTCGTAAGCGCAGTCACGCGGCCTTTGGCGTCAATACTCAACACCGGAATCTGCGTCGAACTTCCCACTCCGGCTTGAGCAGTCGTAATCGCTGCCAAGGTTGGGTTGGGATAGTTTCCAGTCAGGTCACCTCCAGCAGCAGCGGTAGCACCCAGTGCACCCACTTCAGCAGCAGTTGGGAAGATGTGCTGATGATCGCCACGAGCAGCAAACGTGCTCAGGCCAACAACCGGAGCCGTAGCAAGCGCAGCAGGGGCAGTCGTGGACAGACCTGCAATCTGAGTGGTCGTCAGAGCGCCAAGGAAGGAAACAGCAGCAGCCTTGTTGGCTGACTGCATGAAAGAGTCAATATCGGCTGAAACTGTAAGGTCAGGCATAACTAGGGTCTGATGTAAATTGAGGTGCCGTCAGGACGATTGTAGCTATCCACTCCACCGGGACGCAGGTAAGTGAACGTCACTGGAGGAGGCGTTACCCCTCCAGCAGTAGCGGGCGTCTTTGACCGGCGTCTGGACAGGAACCGAATCACAGGCCAATTCCTTGGATGATGTGCAGTGAACCAGCTCCCCCGGGGGAGATGAACGAGACAGTGTCATCGTCCTGATCCTTGCCAATGCTCACCTGTGAGCCAACGAGCACTGGATACCCAGCAGTCGTTGCCGGCGTACCAGTAACAGAGTTGCCCACGCGGACATAGACCACAGTGGAGCCGAGGTTGGTGAACACCACAGACTCGGAAGTGAATCCCAGAGTGACAGATTGAGAGGTGACATTCGGCGTGACAGTGACGCCAAGATTGTAAGCGGGTTGAAAAGCGAGTCCCATAAATTCAACAGTTAGCCAACACGATACCAGGTCTTGAGAATTGGTTCAAAGCGCAGCCTGAAGAAGCCGCCAGAGGAGATGGTCGTAGGAGTTCCAACGCCCAGAGCACCATTCAGGTTGATCGTCAGGGCCGTCACCGTTTGAGACGAACTCACAAGGATCTCTTGTTGCTCCACGCAGTTGGCCACATTCGGCAGGATGATCGTGCCGGCAGCCAGTGTGGCGTTGGGCGTCAACACGAGCCACACACTCGCACTGCTGTCAGTGATGGTCGTCGTGAACCCAGTTGCAGTAGGCCCGGAGTACTGGATGATCTTGCCATCCCCGGCAGCCCCTTGGGACTGGATGTACTGGGCGACAGTGTCAGCGGCAGCACGGTAGTCTTGGTTGTTGACGTTGACCGCAAAGTAAGTGGACCCCGTAATGGTGTCCGTAAGAGAAAGTCGTTCGATAGCCATGGCTAAGAGTTCTTGAAGAGCATCTGGTCGTTGTTCTCGACAACCAGCGGGTTAAGGTCCGGCACATTGACAAACACCTGATCGGTGCGCTTGTAACCGGCACCAAGGGGCAGAGTCCTCACAAACTGTTGCTCATACGGCATCGCAGCCTCAATCAGAAGCTGGTTGTAGAGAGCTTTCGCAGTAGTCTTCGTATCGGGCGAAAGAGACTTTCCGTAAGAAGGAGCAAGACGAACAGCAAGGTTAAGAACCAGTGCTTCATTATTGTTGGCTGAGGTTTGGATTTCCTCATCTATGTTGCTGTCTCCCGGGCTTGCAGGGAGAGGGTAGCCGATTTGGATGTTGAGCGTCTGCCAGGAAGCCACCATGAGGTCCAGACGCTTGAGTGCGCTTTCGAGCTGGCCAGCGGTGATGTCGAAAATGTACGACGCCAACCCCATTTCCTCGAATGCCTGCTCAATAATCTGTCTCTTGGTGAAGCTCATTTGGCGAGTGCCTCGTCGATCATTTGGGCGATCTTCTTGTCAGAATACCGGCCATCAAACTTGATTCCAAGCTCTGTAGCCTTGGTTTCCAACTCTTCCCTAGTAGGAGGAGCGAAGTCATCCAACACAGGCTCAGAAACGGCCTTTACGGGCTCAGGTGCGGCTGTTTTGCCTTCAATGGCAGCCTCTAAACTCTCAAACCAGCCTTCACTGAGCTTTTGCTCCAGTTCCTGCTGATCGTTTACACCAACAAAGTCATACGTCCCACGAGGACGAATGTACTTCCCCTCCGCCTTGTAAACCAGTGACGGAAACTCCATTACTTTCTTGCCCTCCCAATAGGCTTTCCAGCGGCGACACGAGACTTACGGGCAGAGCTTAAAGCCATCGCAACGGCTTGCTTCTGCGGGTATCCAGCCTTCATCTCCTTACTGATATTTTTGGAGATCGTCTTCTGCGAATATCCTTTTTTGAGAGGCATAAACAGTTGATACACAAGCGGGAGGGCAGAGTCAACCACCCTCCCGCCGTGTATCTCAGGTTAAACCTGACCGAACAAGATGATCCCGCTCATTTCCGGCTGCTTGTTCACGACTCCGAAGAGCGTGTCAAGGCGGTAGCGAGTCTTCATCGTGTTGATGTCGTACTGCTTCTGCATGACCAGTTCAATGCCCTGATCGGTGGAAGCACGCATCACGTTCGCGCCGGCGTCAGCGGGAACCGCATAACGACCGGGCAGGATTTCGATGGCGTCCTTCTGCCAGAAGCAGTTGATCGGAGCAGCAGCAGTGTTGAGGAACACGATAGCGCTGTTGGACGCCTTGGTGTTCACAACGCAGTTCTGGTACTCAGCCGAAGCGGCAGAAGCCACCTGGTTGGAAACGATCCCGGGGCTGATGACCAGCGTCGTGCCACCAGCGGGAACGCTGATAACGCGGAAGGTCTTGAGCTGGCCGGTGTCGCCCTTGGTGATGTGATGAACAGCGTTCACACCAGCAATCGTGAAGCAGTCGCCAGCGGCAACGCCAGTGCTGCTCGACACGGTGATGGTCTGGTAACGGTTGTCCACGTTGAGGCGCTCAGCGGTCGTCGGGGACGTGCTGATCGCTTTCGGGATCTGGTAGTTGTTCGCGGAGTCGCGGGTGTCGATGGTGATGCCAGAACCAGCAGCAGCAGCGATACGGTTCGCGTAGTCGAGCTTGAAGGTGTCGAAGCTCGCAACCTGGCCGATGTAGGCGCGGTCGTAAGCGGTCAACGTCTTGCCAGACAGCGTCTGACGACCAGCGAGGTTGTTCGCCATGCCGTTGTAGTCGCGGGTGGACAGAGCGAGGTAACGCGAATCGAAGTTCACGCCCTGCTCGTTGAAGATGGCTTCGCACTGGGCGACGTCATCAAACCCGGTGGCGGCAGCGAGACGCTTCACAACGAGCGTGCCCTGAGCGGATGCGACGTTCATCACAGCCACGTTGATGTCGCTCGCCAGCTTCTGCTTGGCGGCGTCACCGAGGCGCTGTTCCTGAAGAGCGTCACGCAGTTCAGTGGCCGTCATAACCCACGGCACAGACTGGTTGAACCCGATCGTGGCAGGCACAGCCAACTGGATGTAGTCCGTGAAGTTGCTCGTCATATCCGTGCCCGAGTAGGACTTGGAGATGTACGGCTGCGGACGCCAGATGGTGTTGTTGGTGCGTTCCATCATCGTCTGATCGGTGTTGTAGATCGAGACGTTGCGGGACAGGACAAGAGCGTCTTGGAACCCTTCAAGAAGGTTCTCGAACGCCACTCTTTCTTCTTTGCTGAATGAATTAGGCATAACTTAGTTTTGGTTTTTGAGCTGCTTTTTGAAGGCGATAACTTTGGTAAAGTCCCCACTGCGTGCCGCTTCTTCACGCAAGCGATCCAACTGAGCGTTGGACGTACCGAGACTACCGTTTCCGTTGATCCGTTTTTCGGGAGGGGGTGCTTGTTTCTTTTGCACAGAGAGTTGAGTTTCGAGTTTTGCTACTGCAAAGGCGAACTGAACCGGATCAGTGATCCCAGCCAGTTCCTTGGCCTTGTTTGGGTTCTTGCCTAGGGCATAAACCATAACAGCCGGGTTCTGGGCTCCCTGAAGAATGATGCCTTGCTGCGTTACACTCAGTGTTTCGAGCACAGTGTCTTCAGCGTCTTGAAAGTCTGAAACCTTCAGCCCCGTCTTAGACTGGGTGTAGGTTTCGAGCTTCTTCTGCCAAGTCTGCTGTTCTTCCTGCTGTTTGGCCCTGTACTTGGCTTCAGCCTCTTCAGACTGTCGCTTTCGCTCGAACCAACCAGCAAGCTCGTTCTCGAACTTGTCTGAATCGTAATCGCAGTCCTCAAGCGTTGGTTTCTTGCCAGGCGTAACAGGACTTTGCTCTGTTGCCGGTGAAACTGCTTTGAGTCGCTCCTCAAGTTCGCGCTTCTCGCGCTGCAACTCGCGGTAGTTCTTCCTCAGGTTGCGCACCCATTCAGGTGCCTGCTTCTCTTCCTCCTCGGGGGCCGGCGATTCCCCAGCGATAGTCACCACATCTTCTTCCTGCTG